GATATTCACCCTCTCAATAAATAATCATCAACAACCGCTCATCACCTGGCAAGCATGAGACATGATTCGGAACATTATCAACCGTTCTCTTGTGTACTGATTTTACACAGCTTTTCCGAAACATGTCAAGCAAATAATTTTCTCGTTAGATTTGAGAGGATGTTGTGGCGATACCTGGACGGCGTGACTGTGATTCAAACAAGCGTTTTATTGGAGTGCTGGCGATGCGTTCTGGCAATTCAAGCGAGTGTTTCAAGCGAACGTTTAAGTGTGACGGATGACATGTTGAGCGGGTGTTTCATGCGGACGTTCCGGCGGTGCTGCCTCGAGCGTGCCGGTGCTATCGTGCCGGTGCTGTGTCAAACAAGTGTTTTATGCGAGCATTTGTTTTAGTAGGTGTGCGGGTGAGTACTGTTCATGTGAGTACTGTTCAAGTGAGTAGTGTTTAGGTGAGTAGTGTTTGCATGAGTAGTGTTCGGATGAACGGGGGGGAGGGGGTTGCGGGGGCGGTGGCTGCGGATACAGCTATCCTTCCCCCACCCTCCGAAAAAATGGCTAAAGTGCGAACCCTCCGAAAAAATGCCTAAATGGCTACTTGACAAATCCTCACAAAATGATAAAACACGCGCATGAGCAGCCCTATTAGCTACGATTTGCAAGGACAAGGTGGAGGCAAATATATCAACTCTTCATCTGGTGTTGTTGCTGGCGATTTCCGTTGGATTCAAGTTATTACAGACACAGTGTTTAGCGATATTGGATCTGCTAACATCTTATCAATAGAAGACATTGTTGGTGTTACTGTCCCTGCTGGCATTGGAATTGGTGGTAAATTTTCTGCAATTTCACTTACTAGTGGTTCCGTTATTGCCTATTACGCATAATGAGTCAGTTTGCACAGAGTGGCAGTGCGATGGACGAAGCTCAATCCTCAGATGGGGATGGTGGGTTTCTGAGTGTGAATCAGCGATTGCAGTTGAACCAGCTAGAAGTTGGTGAGGTGCGAGAGTCGTTGAACGGCAGGATGGAAGGATATTGGAAGCCTCGCAAGGGAGTTGTCGCTAGGACAAGCTCTCTGACAAGCGGTGGTAGTCCACTTACGATTCCGTTTTTTCTGATTGATTCAGCTAAAAGCATTACTGCTGCGAGTGTTACTGCTGGCGTGGTTACGATTACGATTACAGGTCACGGGTTTGCTTTAGGTGAAACAGCACTAGCTCGCGTAGCTGGACTTGTTGGTAATGTCTCTATGGTTGGTGACTTTGCACTCACCGTTGCTAGCGTAAACACGTTGACGTATTCAGTGCCTGGGTTGACTACTATTACCACAACAACTGGAACCTTATCAGGAACACCTATCAACGATGCTGCCAACGTTAACGTCAGAGCGTCTTGCTTGTTCAGTGATCCAAACACAGGTAATGCAGAGAGCATTGTGCTGGCGTTGGACACGAAGGCAATCTTGGTGGATCTGGATGGCTATACTACACAGGATATTGAATATCCAGAAGGTCAGTCCTTAACGGGAGATACAGAGATGATACAAGCGTTTGATCGTGTGTATCTGTTTCGTGGTGGATTCCAAGGATTTGAGTGGTTTCCTAATGGTCGTCAGATCGAGAATGCAAGTCAGGCAGGAACAACTACTGTGACTATGCGTGTGCAAGACCACGGGTTAACCGTAGGAGACAGCATCGTAGTCAGTGGGCTTACTGGCGGCACTCCTGCCAATGGAGCATTTGTAGTAGCATCAGTTACAAGCAAAGATACGTTCACCTATATTTTTACGACTTCGCAGACGCAGACTTTTACGGTTACAAGTGGTGTGTTGAAGGCTGGATTTACGCTTGTTCCTGGAGGCACTTATACGCAACCGCAGATATTTACTACTGTTGGAAATGATGGATCAGTATCTGGTGGCGTAGTAAGCCTCACAGTTACAGGGAATACAACGATTGTAGCTGGAGACACCATTGTCATCTACGAGACTACCGTCCCTGAGTTCAGTGCTATCTCTGGCAAGTCTTTTGAGGTTCTTAGTGCTACAACTACCAATATCTCCTTTATTGCCCCTGTGACTGATTTAGCTTCACTTGGCGGTGGATTACAAGTTGAGTTCGGTGGACGCTTCAGCGAAGGTCTAGGATTCATCCATCAACCTGCTCCACCATGGGGTGTTTACTTCCAACGTAGATTATGGGTGCCATTTTACTATGCTCCAAGCGGAACGTATAATTCACCCGTCTATACAGATAGAAATATCACCGACGAGATTGCTGTGTCGGACATTTTAGATAGCCACACGTTTGACCAGATTGCCAATCAGTTCCGAATTACTGGTGGCACGGCAGATTACCTTGTGGCAATGCAGGGATTTTACGATGACAAGCTAGTTGTCCTTAATCGCAATAGCTTACACCTTATCAGCGGCACTACTGGTAGCTTAAATGACACCCGTGTGACTGCGCTGACTAACGAAGTCGGGTGCTTAGCTAAGAAAAGCGTTGTTATGAAAGGCAATGCTATGTTTTTCCTTTCGGATGAAGGTGTGTATGCTGTTGAGTTCTTAAATGACTACAACCTTCGCGGTGCAGATGAGCCTATTTCTAAAAACATCCAGCCGTATATTGACAGAATCAACAAGAATCTAGCTGCTGAGGCGGTTGGAACTCTGTTCAATAACCGATATTACCTTGCTGTAGCCTTAGATTCCATTGCAGGAGCTAACAATGCTATTGGAAACAACACGATCTTGATCTTCAACTTCCTAAACAAAGGATGGGAGTCTATAGATACGTTTGGAGCTGGTGATTTTATCATCAAAAACCTAATTATTGGCAGTGCATCCGAGCGAAATAGCATTTATGCCGTGACATCGCTGGGTGGAGTCCATGAATTAGAGGCAGTAGAAACATCCAATGACAGTTTAGTGTCTGCTGGATTAGTATCTAGCTTCCCAATTCAGTCATCTTTGACAACTAGAGGCTATGCGCTGGGCAATCTTGACCGTAAACGCTTCACAGATGGACAAATCACCATGCAATGTGTCGATGGTGGTCTAGGCGAGTATGACATTTCCTTCGCAGCAGAAGATCCAGACAATAATCAGAGCATCGGAACAACAACTATGTTCCTTGATGGCGTAGTGCTTGGCACAGGATCTACCAATGAGGACGAGACTGGTAACATACGCTTCCGTCTTGGGGGTATCAGAGGCTATCTGGGAACGCTAACCTTGACACGGACAATCGGTTCCCCTAAAATCACGTCTATAAAAGTTACAGGCTCTGTGACAAACCGACAAATCATCTCACAAAAATAATATGGCTGGAGTAGTAGAAACAACGCACACTTTTGCAAACAACGAGGTTATTACCAGCACGTTGATGAACAACATCATCGACCAAACGCTATTTACAAGCGATGCGTTGTCGGGAGGAACTCTTGCGCTGACTGCTGGCAAGCTAAAGGTAGCAACATCAGGCATCACCTCAAATGAGATAAGTGTTGATGCTGTTACAGCTAACGCTATTGCGAGCGGAGTCATTACAAATGTGAAGATTAGCGCAACTGCTGCAATCTCCCTGTCTAAGTTGGCATCGGAGGCATTGCCAGTAGGGATTACTGTGGCAACTGCCAACATCCTTGATGCTAACGTGACTACTGCTAAGATTCTTGATGCCAATGTGACAGCACCTAAGCTCAGTGGAGCGCAGACTGGCACGGCTCCAGTTTACGGTGTGAGAGCATGGGCTAACTTTGATGCAACTGCAAATGCAGACCTTGCTGGAACATTCTCTAGATCGGGAACAACTGTTACGGTTACAGTAACTGGACATGGATTGATTGCTGGAAACCTTGTTTTTATTGATTTCACTGTCGGAACTGGAACAGTTGCTCCAGATGGGCTTTATCAAGTAGCCACAGTTACCGATGCAAACATCTTCACAGTGACAAGCGTAGCGTCTGCAACTGGAACTGGAACAGTAACCTTATTGAGAAAGGAAATCAAATCTAGTGGCAATATCTCATGCGTTTCTGCTGCTGCCCCTAGTCCAGTTATTCCTCCATCAACAAGCGATTCACCAGCAGACGGTTACTATGTTGCCAATTTCTCTGTGGCTCTGCCAAATGCAAACTTTTCCGTGCTAGGAACTTGTAGTGAGGCTAAAGCTTTTGCCACAACTTCTGGTAATGACATTCTATCTGGCTCTCCATACAACGCACAATGCGCACGAATCTTGACCATCAACACGTCTAGCACTGCGATTGACGCTGAGTGTAATAGCGTAGCAATCATTGGATGAATCCACACCTAGCCATAGTCCTTGACCTTTATGAATCAAACAACATCGACATTCAAAGCCTTATTGGTTGGCATTTGTGTCATGGCATTGTTGTTTCTACTCCATATGCTTTCGCTATGGGATTCCACACCAGCAGCAAGAATCTTGAAGAAGCTGTTACGTTTGAAGAA